ACCTGGTGTTCCTCAATCAATGGAACCAGGTGGTCATCATGGACCACAAGGTCGTCGGGACCATCCCTGACGAGGAGGACCGGCTACTGGACAACCAGGGCCCGCGCTACGTGCTGGGCATGGAGGAGGTCCTGCGGCGCAAGGGGTTACTGGGCAACAAGATCAAGGGGGTGGTCGTCTACTACGACTACATCCGCGACCGTGTACCGGCAGAGCCGAAACTGAATAAGGACGGAACCCTCAGCAAAGCCAAGATTGACACCGACTACTGGACCTACTACAACGCAATCCAAAAGCACGGCCTGAACCCCGACGACTACAAGGACATCCTGACTCAAATCGCCAGGGAGCAGAAACCATTCTTCGACCGCTGGGCCGTGACGGTCACGAGGCAACGGTTGGAAAACGAGAAGCGTGAAATGATGGAGGCGGCAAAGCTGCTGGCTCCAAAGGATTACTACCCACGCACGCTGGACCGGACACGTTGTCGCTGGGATTGCGAGTACAAGGACCTGTGCCTCATCGAGATCCAGGGCGGCAACATCGAGCATGTTTTGAGAGATCGCTTCGAGGTGGTGAACAGGAATGGCCGAGGCTAACGAGCGCACGGCGCTGGCAAACCCGTATGAGATTCCCGACGTAGAGGCCATGCGTGCGGCGTGGAAAAAGGCCGAGACGCCGAGCCAGGCCGCTCAATGGTTGGAAATGGTGGTGTACGGGAAGCCCAAGCGGGGGAAGACCCACTTCCTCGGGAGCATCCCGAACATCCTCATCCTCGACTTCGACCAGGGATCCAGCATCATCACTAAGCAGAAGTTCCCAAATTTCCGAGGGAAGCGGGTGGCCGTTGAGTCCTTCAACGACGTGGCTCTGTGGTACTGGATCCTCAAGACGCAGAAGCACCCGTTCCAGGCCGTGGCGTGGGACACGGCGACGATGGCGATGGAGCTTGCGCTCCAGCACGTGCTTGCGGAGAAGGTCCAGCGCGACCCACGCAAGAGTGCCTACAAGGCGGAGCAGGACGACTACGGGCGGGCGGCGCGCATCATGCGGCATTGGATCACCATGTACCGTACCCTGCCCATGCACAAGATTTGGGTTTGCCACGAACGGGCAGACGAAGCGCCCGACGAGGAAACCGGCACACAGGAGGTGGAATGGTACGTCCCCGACCTCCAACCTTCCGTGCGGAGCTACCTGCTGGGGCTTGTGAGCCTCATCGGGTACGCCTACCGGGTCCACAAGGACGGGAAGCTCCAGTTCCGCATGGCGTTTGACAGGCCGGGGACAATGGCGGCGGACAGGTATGGTGTCATGCCCAAGGCGATTGCAAACCCGACGTGGGACAAGATCATGGAGTACTACGGGAAAATCTTGACAGGAGGCGAAGACAACGATGGCGACAGCGCCTAAGAAGATCATCGTTCCGTGGGATCTGGCGAGTGAGGGATACGTACTGCCCGAGGGCAAGTACGCCCTCCGCATTGTGGAGGCTAGGGCCGGGCAGGCGCAAAGCGGCGAGCAGCGTGTGGAAATCCAGTTCGTCGTGCTAGCTCCCGAGAAGCACAAGGGCCGCAAGGTAACGATCTTCTACAACTTCAACGCCCCTGGCCTGCGTGCCTTGCGGGAGCTGATCCAGGGCATCGGCTTCGAGGTGCCCAACAAGGCGGCGGCTCTTAACCTTTCCAAGCTGGAGGGGAAGACGCTCATCGCGGAGGCGAGGGTGCAAGAGGGCAAGCAGGGTGGTAAGTTCCAAATCCTGCAAAACATCAAGCCCTACGGCAAGAACGAGCCCGAACCCGAGGAAGACGATGTGGAGGAGGACGCTGCTGAGGACGATCTGGTGGAGGACGACGACCTGGAGTTTGACGACGACCTATGAGGGAAGCTTACCTGCAAGGCGCTATCCTCCGCGCCCTGCGGAAGCGCGGGGGCTGGTGGGTCAAGTACCACGCTGGCCCCCGCTACTCCACAGGGGGAGTGCCAGACATCCTCGGGGCATACCGCGGGCTGTTTGTGGCGATGGAGGTGAAGGTGGACGACGCAAGGGTGACACCGCTACAAGCCGCCACACAGCAGGAAATGCGCCAGAAGGGAAAAGCGATTGTCGTGGTGGTACGTAGCGTCAAGCAAGCGTTAAAAGTGCTTGACGCTATCGACGAATACGTTGACAAATATGTGCATACTACTAGGGAGGAGAGGAGTCAAGATGGCGAAGAAGCAAGCTGAGGACCTGGATCTCGAACTGGAGGGTCTTGAGGACCTGGACTTCGGGGACCTGGATTTAGACGATCTCGATGAGGAGGTTGAGGACTTGTCTGTGGACGAGGAGGAGGAAGAGGAGCCCCAAACGCCACAGCCGAAAAAAGCGGAGGCCCCTGCGCCGAAGAGGCGTGGGCGCAAGCCGAAGAGCGCGGAGGAGCCGAAGGCCGAAGAGCCTGCGCCGAAGACTGAGGCCAAGGCAGAAAGCGCCGCCACAACCACGGTCGTCTTGGCGGGTCAGCAGCAAGCAGTGGCAACCTCCGCGGAAGTCCCGGCACCGCTGTTGGTTGAGGCTATCAACCACCGTATCCGGGTTCTCCGTGAGCGGGATCAGGACACGTCGCAACTTGAGTGGGTGCTCTCCCTTCTCTCCGTCCTACAAGTTTGATGGAGGGGAGGGGGATATGTGCCCCGGCGACAGAAGGGGACACCGGAAAGTGATCTAAAAACGAGGGGAACACCGTTGTTCATCCGTATGTCGCAGCGGGAGCGGAAGGTCGTGGAGTACGCCTGCAAGGTGCGACACGGGGCGGTGGAAGGGTACCTCTCGGACTTCTCACGACGAGCCCTGCTAGCGTACTCCAAGGCGGTCATCCAGCAGCACAAAAAGAAGAAGGCGGGGGATTGACTCCCCCGCCTTATCTTTTTAATGGAACCCACTTGCGAGCTTCCCGGTCCCACACCAGCACCGTGCCGTCTTCGGTTTTGAACGTAATGGAGAGGGTAGGAGGCGGCACATTGAGTTCCGCTCCTTTGCGCTGCCACTCGCGGGCCGCTGAGTCATCCAGCGTCGGCGGGGAGTTGATAGCTTCTCGGACATCAACTATTCGGTACCAATCTGGCTTTCCGTTTTTCCCACACCAAGCAGGTCCTTGAGCCACTTGCCTACTGTCTGGTGACCACCGATGGCAGTTAGCGCCACGGAAATTGCCGCTAGCACTGCTGACCCGAGGGGCATACCGCCTTCGACCACGTTATACACTGCCACAGCGGCGATGGACACACCGAACACTAGGAGGATAACCCGCCTGCCGTCCAGCTTTGTGAAGTACCTGATTATGCCGACGACCACCACCACAAGAGTAGCTAGCTCCAGCCCGCCCAGGGCGATGTCGCCGACGATGGCACCGACAACCTCATGAATCTCCTCCTCTGTCGGTGTTTGCGCCAGCACAGGGAAGGCCAGAAGCAGCAACGCAACCAGCAACACCACAGCCTTACGCATTGCCAATCAACCTCCTGTAGTTGTCTCCTCTCCACACCGCGCCCCATGGGCGCATGTCCACGTGGACAAAGCCCTTGTCGGGGTACACCTCAATGCCTCGGAACCCAAGCTCGTCTGCGACCTTTCCCACCTCCAGTACGTTGACTCCCCGGACCCAAATGTCCGCCGCGTACCCGCTCATGTGCCAGGACATCTCGCTGCCCTTGACGACCTTCCGGTTGTACGCCGGGCACCTGTAGCCTGACGTGATAACAACCGGCGCGCCGAAACGGTCCCGTAGCTCCTGCAGCTTCTCAACAAGAACGGGCTGGACGATTGCCAGCCCGCCGCAATACTCGCTCTGTGTGTTGGGCTTGTACAGCCTGGTACAACCGCATTTGAACTCGTCTAGGTGAAAGTTCTTAGTTAGCTGCATCAGTCTTTCCCACCCTGCAGCCAGTGCATTATGAACTGCCAAGCTACGCTGGCAATCCCACTTATCGCAGCGACCACGCCAAACATCTTCGACTTGGCCTGCTCCAACTCCCGAATCCTGCGGTCGTGCTCGTCTAGCTCACGATCCAGCTTGTTGCTCAAAGCTTGAAACCCCTCTCTCATCTCCTTTCTGGTTTCCAAGAGGATCTGGTATAACAGGCTCATTTCCTTCTGTTCCAATTTACGCCCTCCCTAAGATAGAAGCAGGCGATGGTAGAGACGGTGTTTGTCGAGGCCGCCCTCTTAGGATAGAAGCAGGCGACGGCAGAGACGGTGCTTGTGAAGACCGCCCCCCTAAGATAGAAGCAGGCGACGGCAGAGACGGTGCTTGCGGGAACTGTTGCAGACGCAAAGGCAACGGCTCACCAAACACTCGCAACCCCTGCCAGACGATGATCGGGTCTAGGCCCCGACTCTCGCCCGAACGTTGAACGTCTAACGCAGTCACACCTAGTCGTTTGAGAACTTGGGCATAGTGCTGCGCCTGCTGGATGTCGCCTCGGTACACAGCAGGCCAGAAGCCCAGGTTGCCGGTGCCGTAATAGTAGCTGCGGACTCGGCGCAGGGCGTTTTGGTGGACCTCCTGCGGGTCCAGCCCCAACTGCACGGCCTTGCGCTGTAGCTCCCCAAGCCTCCAGGCTGGGTCTCCCCACAGGAAGTTCTCCACGGCCTGAATCGCCCGTGCCGTGGTCGTGAACGCCTCGGGGTCCACCGCCTCTATGATGATTTCTTCGTACTCCCGGTACAGGTTGTAGCGGTCCTCGGTCTCGGTTGTGGGGCCGAAAATGCCGCGCACCGCCTCGCCGGGAGACACGGTGTAGCGCACCGCTCCTTGCTCGTCAAGCTCCTGCCACTCGTTCATGGCACGGCGGATGAACTTTGCGAAGCGGTCATATTGCACCTTACCGGGGATGAACTGCTTGGCGTGCTCTAGGAACTTGTCGGTGGCCTCCTGCACCAGCCGCGGGTCACGCTCTACGATGCGAGCACGCAGGGCCTCAACCCCCGCCAAAGCTGTCTCGATGGGAATGGAAAACTCCTTCTTCACCAAGAAGCTGTAGATGGGGTGCCCTTCCAGCGTGCGCCACGGGTAGATGTCCCTGAAGTTGAAGCCGGTGGTCTCGCTGAGGACGTACCCACCCAACACCAGCGCGGCGATGGTTTTGACAAGCTCCTTGCGGTGGCCCGTGCTCCAGTAAGCCTCCAACATGCGAGCGAAGTTCACGGGGTAGGTGTGGAGCACGCCCACAAGCCTGCCCACAGGGGTACGGAACAGCGTCGGGCTGTCAATGCCGTACAGGAACTGCGTCATGGCGGCTAGGGCGTTGCCTTCCTCAATGGCTTGGCGCAGGCTCTTGCCCTCGTCCAGCGCCTTGAGAAGCCCCGCCATGTAGGCCGTCTGCACGTTTTGCTGGTCCGCCCACTCGAACATCTTGAAGCCCCACTCGGGGATAGGACCAAAGATACGGTCCAGGATCCGCTTCTGCAGCTCAAGGCCCTGCAGGTAGACACGGTGCTGGCCGACCCAGTTGTAATTGAGTAGCTCCTTACCGGACTGTGTGCGGAGCGCTCGTTGCGCCTTGAGCCAGTACTGCGGCCCCGCAGCGCCGACCACATGCAACTGTTGGGTGAGGTTCTTGATGGCGCTGAATGGGTTGAATCCGATGGTACCCATGTGGGTCATCTCAACCAGCAGGTGCGACAACTCCTGTGCCGGTCTGTCGGGGAACTGCTTCCTCAGCGCCCTGTACAACGGCCCCGCCAAGCGCTCGATCATGGTGTTGATCATGATCTCGTCAGCAATGGGTCTGCCCATAAGCACGCCCCACCACATGTCAAACAAGCGCTTGCGGTTGGGATCCATGTCGCTTATAAGCGGGTCGATGACGTCCTGCACCGGCTTGAAGAATTTGCGCTTCGCACCAGAGCGCAGGTACGCCATTGCCAGCGTAAGCACATCGTACTCACGGTTCTCGAAGATCTTGGCCGTGCGCTCGAACTCGGCGAAGAACTTAACCTCTTGGTACACCTCGGCGGGGAGGATTTTGGACAAGTCCTCGCCCTTGCGGAGCCGCGGCAGGTAGTCCGTGAGGAACCGATTCGGGTCCAGGCCAAACTCTTTGAACAGGCCGCTATTGGGGTCTGCACCAAAAAACTCCTTCCGCAGTCTCTCTGCAGCCTGAATCTCCTGCTTGGTCAAGCCCTCAACGGTCTCACCCTCCAGGTAACGGGCGATACGCTCACGGGCAGCGGGGTTCCGCAGGTAAGGCTTGAGGATGTCCTCCAGCTTGTTCATGTACAAGTGGACGAAGCTGGCGTACTTGTAGTGGGCGTCCCGGACGGGCTTCACAATGTCCTCGCCAAACACGTCCCGCGCAAGGCCGAACAGCTTGGCGTACCATGTGGGTGTGGAGGCCCGCATGGCCTGCATGGCGTCCTGCGGTACTTCGAGAAGGTCCCGGTGCCGCCAGCCAATGGTGCGGAACGTGCGGGCGACATCGTTGACGCCCTCCACGGACTTCTTCCACTCGAAGCCAACAATCTGGTCCAACTCCCTGTGGAACGCAGAGCGGCCAACCTGGGTAAGGGGTAGCTCTTCCGGCCGCACACGCCCCGCGATGTCGCCAGCGGTGACGGGCGTTTCCCCTGCCTGGGGTGTGGAGATAAACTGCTGGTAGCGCTCCATTGGAGACGGCTGCGTGGCAGGAGCCTCCACAGCCGCTGCCGCTTGCTGTGCAGCCTGAGCCGTTTCCTGCACAGTCTGCGTCGGTTGTGCCGCTTCTTGCGCAACCCTTGTAGCAGGCGTCGTCTCCACAGGCTCAGGAGGACGTTGAAAGACCACAAACCCTGCGTCACGCTCGTTTTGGATACGCCTCGCCAGCGCTTCGCTCAGGTTCCCACGGCTCTCCAGTGCTCCGATAACAGCAGGCTTCAACTCGTTCCGCCTGCGGTTCATTTCGTTCAACTGGTCCACGATCTGCATGAACTGCTCCTGCGCCTGCGGCGGCAGGTCACTCGGAACTTTCGCCCTGTGGCGGCGGAGCAGTCGCATGGCTTGGCCGTTGAGCGCCTTGATGTGCTCGTCGATACTCTCAAGCTGCTCTCGCAGGTTGCGGGGCAGAAGCCGTAGCTCCTCTCTGGGCAGGGAGGAGGCGTCACCCATCACGTCACCCAGCGGCGCGAACAGGCCCTCGAAGCGGTTGTTGACAACCATATCGGCCACAATCGCTTCGGGCTGTTGCATGACCCTCTCGGCCTGCACGGGGTCTAGGCGCACAGGCTCCTGCTCTACAGGCGGGCGACGGATGAGAGGACGGGTGGGGGCCACAACCTCCACGCGCCGGACCGCCTGCTCCCGGCGCAGGTCGGAGGGAGGCAGGCGGTAGGTCTTGCCGTCTGCGTCCCTGACCGTGATGGTCTTGACGTTGCCCCTGACAACCTCCACAGACCTCCCGAGACGCTGGCTGAACACGCGGTCGCCAGGCATCACGTCCTCCACGGAACGAACGGGGGAGGTGACGCTGATACTGCTCACAGAGCCAGGAAGCGCCAGCGGCTGTTGCGGCGGTGCCATAGGCTGCTCCAAGGCTGTGAATCGCGGCGGCTCGGGTGTGAGACGAGCAAGCAACTCAGGCGGACGCTGGATCGGGGCAGGCAGCGTTTCCCGAATGGTGATCATAGACGGCGGACGACCGGCATTGATGTACGCACGTTGGGCCAACTCGTAGTTAGCACGCTCCGCAGGCATCCGCACCCAGCCGCGGCGTTGCGGCATGGGGATCTCCAACATGCCCGTGCGGCGCAAGCGCTCCTGCCTCCGCGCCAGGGAGGTTGGGTCCGTCCTGGCAATAGCGTTGCTGATGACCTCATTGGGCACACCCGCACGTTCCCACGACGAGATCAACTCGGCGTACTTCGGATCGAACCGAAGCTGTAAGTACTCGCGGGCTTTCTCTGCAAGCTCAATTCCCGCTTCACGCAACTGCTCGTCGGTCATGCTCGCGATACGGCGCTGCTCTTCCACAGGCATGCGGGTCAGGTCAAAGCGGGTGAGGCGGCGCAGTTGCGGAGCCGCCTGCTCCACAGCTTCTTCCACAGCTTCTTCCACAGCCTTACGCGCAGTCTGCGGAGCCGCCTGCCCAAGAGGATACAACAGCCCCATCGCCAGGCCCGTGCCCAGCGCCTCCGGTGCCACAGCCGCCAGGCGCTCAGGCAGTGTGCCCTCCTCAAACGGCGCAGCGCCTGCCGCCGCGCCAGCGGTTGCGGCAACACTGATGGCAGGGCGAGAAAGCCAGGGAGAAGCACCCTGCAGGGCGCGACGGACAGGGGTTGCGGCAAGACCAGCGCCGCCAATGGTAACCGTGCTGCGGAGCACGTCCTCTGCCGTGACCTCATGGCCCAGCGCCGCACGCAGAGCTTCCACAGTCGGGCCTAGCGCCAAGTCACGCACAAGCTCCGCGGTGAACGGAGACACCTGGGGAACGCGGGAGGCGATCCGGGCGATCTGTGGGATCGTCATCGCCCCCCGCCCGACTAGCCCCAGCAGTGCGTTGCCCGTCGCTACTAGCCCCAACGTCCCGAGGAGGTTACCAATGAACTTCTCTGCTGGACTAGCCTCCTCTAGCCTAGGAGCAATGTGCTCCTGGTAGAAGCGGGTGTTGGGAGGAATAATGACGGACGCGGCAGCGGCAAACGACTTATCTATGCCGCGGACGAGCGCCTCATGAAAGTCGGCGAGACCCTGGAGGAAGGCCAACACCTCTTCCAGCGCCTCATCCTGCGGACGGCGACGGCCCTCGTATTGTTTTTCCAACTCCTCTAGCTGCTTTTGCAGCTCTTCCGGCATTTCACGGAAGAAGGCCATTCGAACTGCCCCCTCCGTTTACTGGTTGTTGTTGCGCTCCTCTTCTCCTATGCCCAGCAATTCAGCAAGCCCGGTCAGAAGACCAAGTAAGAACCGGACAACTGGGTTCTGTGTAGCCGTTACAACCGGGGAAATGAGCGTCCCAGGCAACGCCATTCCCGCCAGTGAGAGCGTCTGCCAGATCTGCGGCAGGATCCCAGGCTGGCCCGTGGCGGGGTCAATGCCAAGGCCGATCATCCCGCGCAGGCCAGATCGCCAAGCATAGTCGTCCAGAAGAGCCTGCAGCGTATAGGTGCCTGGACGACGCTGGGGGACAAACCGCAACGCCTCTTCCATCGGGACGCGCTGCGTGCCGATGAGCGCTGCGGCGAAGTTTTGTAGCGCTCTTGACAACTGGTCAGTAGGCGTGCGCCCCTGAATGAACGGTAGAATCGACTCCACACGCCGAATCGCATCGTCGATCTCACCGGCCTGCAAAAGCATGTTGGCGATGTTCATCTGGTGTAGCAGAGCGTCTTGTGTGGGGCGACCGAACACGTTCCTAGGCAGGGATTCAACACCGCCAAGAAGCTCCTGGCGGGCGATCTCCTGAAGCATCTGCTCAAAGGCGATGTCCTGCTGTGGGAACAGCACATTCCTTACAACAGGACTAAACTGTTGCAGCACATCCTGAACATCCTGAACCGTCGCCACTTGCAATCCCTCCTTAATACGGGTTGATCCAGTTGCGGTTGGACCCAGAGAACGCTCCGCTGGTCGGCGGACTGCTCAGTACCTGCGGAACGCCGATCTCGCTCAACGCCTGGCGGGAGCCTAGCGTCCACTGGCCCCCGCTAAATGGCACCAGTCCCGTCCAGTCGCTCCACATCTGAGCCCCGAGTAGGCCGGTCTGGATCCCTCGCATGAGACTGTTGGCCAGGTTTTGCCATTGCTGTTGCGCAAGCTGGTACTGCTGAAGCACGCCCTGCTGCGCGAGCGCCGCAGCCTGGAGCGCCGCCTGCTGGCTCTGGCCCACCATCTGCTCTGCTAGGTTAGCAATGGCCGTAGCCCTGGCGCGTTCCACATCCGCCGCCCTCGCACCGGACAGCGCCGCCCCAGGGGCCTGACCGAAGAACCCTCGGCGGATGTTCGCAATGTCCACACGCCGCAGGGTTTCCTGCAATTGTTCATCGAACAGCGGGTTGAGCATGGACTGTGCTAGCTGCAGCGCTTCCTCCCGCGACAGCACGGGGATTTCAGGCACCTGCGGCAACTGTGGCCGCGGCGGGGGAGGGTTGAATATGCTGTTCACCACTGCGTTCACAGCCCCGCCGATTAGAGCCGGAACAACGACCTCTGCCATAACGCTCCCACACCTCCTTCGTCAAGCCGTAGATGTGGATGTCCTCCACAACTCCGTCTCTCACGTACCCCTGGCGCTCCACCCCTTCCTTGAAGAAGCCGTACCTGCGTGCCAGAGGACCTTCGAGTGCTTGTATCACTATCGTATTACCAGAGCGTACACGAGCCGCTATACGATTAAGTTTAAGGAACTCAAAGGCAAGCCACAACAGCTTGCCTACAATCGCTAGCGCTTTCTGCCTAGCGCCCGGAGCAGCCAGTCCTATCTGAGCCTTGCCGTTCCACAGGTCCACGTTGAACACAGAGGCCCACCCGATTACGCTTTCGCCCTCGCGGGCAACGAACAGGTAGAACGGCTTGCTGTAGTCCAAAGGCTCCACAGCCAGCAAATGAAAAAGGCTCTCATCAGAGAGCCATTGTTGCAATGTCGGTATGTCGGTTGGTTGCAAAGGTGTGAACTTCACGGTTCCCGCACCACCCACGACGGAGGACTACCCACATCGCCGCGGACTCGGACGTTTATGACGCGACAAGATGTACCTTCTTCTGCTCGTCCCACCAGCTCAATCACGCCGCCAATACCTACAACAAAGTTCGGTGGTATATCAAGAGAAAACGGCTGGTAGGAAGTTCTCGTCGTACTTTGCGTGGCTACTATGTATTGCCCGATCCTGATGCCCACAGTGACTTCCCTGTCCTCATCAAAGCCGAAATAATCACTACGAAACTCCCCAGTGATACGGTAACGTCCAGGCCTGCTAACGACGAATCTCTTCAGTACTAACCAAGAATCGAACAGGGCGGATGGCGTAGACGCCGTAGACAAAGATTCAGCTAACACCGTATTTCCAGGCACCATCCATTGGATCCCACTGCTGGCTACCAGATTGTCAACCTGCGACTTCGTGTAATACCTGTCGTCGTGGTCCGCGCTTGTCCTGTGGGCGTTCAAAGCCGCAGCCGTTACCGCCAGCGTCTCGCTTGTACTGCTCCGGCTGTTCGTAAGCTGCACGATGCCTGGCTGCGAAGTGCTAGCCACAGGCAACCGAGCCCTGTCAAACGTGCCACTAGTGATCTTGGACGCAGGCAGGTTGGGGATAAGGTCAGGGGAGAACTGCCCGCTGGTAATCTTGCTCGCAGGCAGATTCCCGATGCGTTCTGGCGGCAACTGCCCGGAGATAATATCCTGCGCCGAGTGCTGGTGCGGCCCCACAGGGAAAGTCGTCGGCTTGTCGGGGATGTCGTTCCACGACGGAAGCTGATCCGAACGGCTTGTCTTAGCAATATAGTACGGGCTCTGCACGCCGTGGGTCGTCTTGGACAGGGCATGGTAACTGATGTCTTCGTGCGTGGCCGCCTCCGACAGCACTTGAAGGTTTACCGCAGGGTCCTCCTTCCAGTCCCCACGGCCCGTAATGGCCCGGATCCGGTTCACGATCCACGAAAGCAACTGCTGGATGTTGCCCGTGTCCCCCTGTGGCGTGGCGTTCTGGTTGACCGTTACATTGCCGATTTGACTAGCAAGCCCCGCCAACGTCGTCGGCGGGTCGTTCTTCCAGTCCGGCGTGCCCATGATGGCCTTAATCCGATTCACGATCCCGCTCAATAGGGCGGGAATCTTTCCGGTGTCCGAGTCGGGTTTCTGGTTTTGGTCCACCTGAACGTTGCGGATGTTTTCATTCGCGTCAATCCCGCCCGGCTCCCCGGTTCGTAGGGTAGCCGTAGGATCGAACATGGCGAAGGCATTGTCCAGGTCGTATTCAATCGCGTCAGGTCCTGCCGCTCCAGTGGACGGCTGGCCCTCGTCAGCAGTGAAAGTACGACGCGGAAACGCCATTCACAACAACCTCCCTTTGGCCCTGGCAGGACGAAATTCAAACCCCACGCCGTAGATGGTCGTTGGGTCGTCCAACTGCTCGTTGCGAAACTCCACCTGCACCCGATGGCCCTTGCCGAAAATGCGGGTGCGGGTGGTGATGGTGCTGCGAAAACCCCAAATGTCCCCCCACTTGCTGATACCCCACACGAAGTTGGGGTACAGTGCGGACTCCAAAATCTCGGCCCGCAGGATGTCGTCCACGTACAAGCGCAGCGTGATTTCCGACGTGCCAATCCCAGGTTGCCGGAACGAGCAGTACAGGTTCAGCAGGTTCTTCTTGTGAAACGGGTAGTCCAGGTTGTACTGCTTCGTCCGGGCTACCATGCGGATGGGCTGGTCGTCGAAATCACGGTAGCCTTCTCCAAACTTGATGATGTACTGGTTGATTGCGCCCAGCACATCGCCATTCAGCCTGCACAAAAGGTCGTTGCAGGCCAGTCCCGTATACTCCGTGAACCCGCCCACGGACCAGTCGAAGACGAGAATCCGGTTGTTCCTCACGCCGGTCGCGTCCGTGTAGGCCAGCATGTACCGCTGGTTGTGGGCGTCAAAAACGGCCGACGCCTGGGTAGGATCGGCCATTCCCCGGATGAGCTTTTCCACACGGTTCTTTGCTAAGTTCACTACCAGCCCATCCCCTGGCTGGATGGTCACATCGTAGCCCAACGCCGCCGGGCTGATGGCGTACAGGCCAGAGCGCCCCAGGAACGTCAGGCTGTTCGGCGTCAGCGCAATCGAGTACGGCGACACGGTTCCGACGCCGGTCGGAATCTTGTACCATGTAACGTCCGACTCCGGGTCTATGCCACGCCACACCCACACGCTGTGCTCGTAGAAGACAAGCAGCGCGTCGCCGAAAACGTACAGCGCCGTCACGGGGCCGTCGCCCGTGGTGGGGTGGAGGACCGAGTATGCCTTGAAATGGTCCGGCTCGTTCGGCTCCGAATAATACAGGGCCGAGACGTTTTCCGGGTCCCCGGCGGCGAAAATGCGGTAGCTGTTGGGGTGACGCACAATGAACCGGCACCGCTTGATGGGCGTCAGGTCATTGTCTGGCTCGTCGACCGGTTGTACTTCCTCCACGGTGTTGCCGTCGTAGACCCGGTAGCTCTGGCCGTCTACGAAGTACAGCTTGTCCTGCAAAAAGAAGTGGCCCACCTTTTGGCGGGCCACCGTCGCCAGCGGTTCTGCGATGTATCCCTGGTCCTCCCGTATCCTGCACAGCTGGTTGCCGATGACGGCCAGCAGCCACTCTTCCCCGTTGTCCCGCGGCCACTCAATCAACTGCTCCACAGGAGCGCCGTATGGCTCTTGGTTCAGCTTCACAGTCCCCTTTCGCTTGGTGATGCCGCCGCGCTCCAGCAGGTCCACGTTCTCCGCGATGACAAGCTCGTTGTCCGCAACATGGTCTGGGGCGGCGTCGGTATTGAGGCCGCCGCGGAAGTCGGCGTATGAGCGCAGCCGCTTGGTTCTTTCAATCGACGGCCACACCGCCATTAGCGAATCACCTTGATCGTATCGGGCGTGCGCGTGCGCCGCAGAATGTTGCTGGTCCGCATCACCGCGTCACGGAACAACTGCAGGTGCATAATGCCGTCAGGGTTCTCATCGTCGTCCTTCAGCTTCCACCGCGCGATGAGGCCAAAAGCCAGCACGTGGTGGTAGGCGGGGTGGATGTCCGGCGTGTCCAGAATGCCCCGCAGCGGGCGGGGGAGACGGCGGTAGTGGATAGTGTACGTGCCCGGATGCTTAAAGCGGATCCGGTTGTCCACAATCTCATAGTCGTAGTATGGCTTGCCGTTCTTCTCCACTTTGCGGACGTGCGTTGTGGTCTCGGGCAGCACGTACCACTCGTTGGGGTTCAGGATGTCACCCTCCGCCGTCTCGTACACAAGGGCCTGGTCGCCAATCTCGTTCAGGCATAGGTTAAGGAAAAAGACCGCATCGCGGTCTTCGATAAACTCCTCAATGTATGACTCCGCAAGCTGTTTGATTTCCAGCGCCGTCATCCACCCTCACCTCTTGTGCGGCGGGATAATCCGCCAGAAGGGGTCGTTCGCGCCAATGCGCTTCCACAGCAGAGGCAGCTTGACCTCAGCCGTCACGTGGACGCGATTGAATCGCGGCCCCCACTGGCGTAGTGTGACGTGGACGAAGTTGTTCCAGGGCGGGTACTGTATAGCGTGGATGTGCGCTTTGGTTTCTCCCAACACCCGCCCCTTGGCAACAACCTGGGCAAAGTTGTGCCGCTCCTGGGTCTTCTGCAGCGCCTTGACATGGGCTTTGTTTTCCCGGTCCAGGCGTTGGAACGCCTTGACCTGGGCAAATACCTGATACGGCGGGTATGTGAACGCCCGGATGTGGGCGTGGTTTTCCTTGTTGACTTTTTGCTCCGCCGTGACGTGTACCGCGTTGCTCCCAGCGGCGTTTTTGTGCGCCTGGATGTGAACCCTATTCTGCTTGTAGGCCGGGATGTTCGCCGTGACGTGTACCGCGTTGCTCCCGGCGGTGTTTTGGTATGCCCGGATGTGAACCCTATTCTGATTGTAGGCCACCGGGATGCTCGCCGTAACATGTACTTGGTTGTTTCCAAAAACAGTCTGAGACACCCGGACGTGGACGTGGTTTTCCTTGTTGACTTTTTGCTCCGCCGTAACGTGTATCTCGTTCCCTCGTCTGGCCTTCTGAACCGCATGAATGTGCGCTTGGTTTTGCTTTTGGGCGAGGATGTTCGCCGTGACGTGTACTAGGTTGTCTCTCGAAACAGCCTGGGACACCCGGACGTGGACGAGGTTACTATTTGCGACCTCGCCAACAACCGTGATGTACATTATCTCCATACGGGCACCAAAAGGATTGTAGACAACCCTGTATGAAAACTCCATCCGATTGCTATACGCCACGGCGGCTACCCCTTCGCCTATTGAACAGGCTCGGCAGAGACGGTTAAGCCAACGACCTTAATGCCAGGACTACTGCTAGCACTAGCCTGGACACGGACATAAATCGGTTGGCTCTCCTGGTCAGGACCAATCGTGCCAGGCAGTTGCAAGGGTAACGGCTCGGGTGCAAACGGGTCGTCGGTCAACGAAAGCTCGATGACGTCTCCCTCTGGGTGTTCTTCCACGTCCACAACAACGTTCTGGATCTCCACACCCGTCCGGTTTTCTACCTTAACGGCCTTGTGCCCGCTACGTGTACCTTGAGTCACGTAGCCCACATCTAGACGCCGCAGAATTCCGCCACCAGGAATCGACAGGTAGCCTAGCGAGTCCTTAAAGTACAAGCCAGACAGAAACACAGGAGAAATAACCAGTATATCCGCCGCGCTATACGGCGCACAGTAGAGCCGTCCGTCAGGTCCCGCAGCGATGCCCCACCATGGGAGGCTACCCGACAGATTGACGCCCATGTTGGTGCGCTCGGCTGTGCCGGTGGCTGGGTCGATGACGAGAATGTTCTCCACGTCATACGGCGCACAGTAGAGCCGCCCGTCGGGTCCTGCGGCGATGCCCCGCCATTTGTAGCTACCCGACAGATTGACGCCCATAGTGGTACGCTGGGCTGTGCCATTAAGCGGGTCGATGACGAGAATGTCCGTCGCGCTATGCGGCGCACAGTACAGCTTGCCGTCAGGTCCCGCAGCGATGCTGGACCATTTGCTGGAACCCGACAGACTGACGCCCATGTTGGTACGCTGGGCTGTGCCATTAAGCGGGTCGATGATGAGAATATCCGACTCGCCATCCGGCGCACAGTACAGCTTGCCGTCAGGTCCTAGAGCGATGCCTGACCACTTGTAAGAGCCAAACAAATTAGCTCCCATGTTGGTGCGCTCGGCTGTGCCGGTGGCTGGGTCGATGATGAGGATATCCGTCGCATGAAACGGCGCACAGTACAGCTTGCCGTCAGGGCCAGCGGCGATGCCCTGCCATTTGTAGCTACCCGACAGATCAACGCCCATAGTGGTACGCTGGGCTGTGCCGGAAGCCGGGTCGATGATGAGAATGTCCGTCGCGCTATGCGGCGCACAGTACAGCTTGCCGTCAGGTCCTAGAGCGATGCCTGACCACTTGAAAGTGCCAGACAAATCCACACCCATGTCCGTACGCTGGGCAGTTCCCGTCGCAGGGTCAATGATGAGAATGTCCGTTGCGTTGTACGGCGCGCAGTAGAGCTTGCCGTCAGGTCCTAGAGCGATGCCTGACCACTTGTTACTGCCAGACAAATTAGCTCCCATGTTGGTGCGCTGCGCCGTCGCCATTCACGTCACCCCGCAATGGCTTCCAGCCACTGCAACCAGTGTCGCAGATCCGTCCGCAAGATCGGCTCCGTTACAGGCGCAAACGTCACCTTCACCCAAATCGGCACGGGCGTCTGGTAGTCACCGTCGGGCAGTTGCAACGTCGTCTGGTAAGTTCCCGGCTGGCCGTTTTGGTCCAGGGCGTAGTGGATCTGCACATCGTCGTCCGTGTTCAGGGCCGTAATCTGCACGTTGCTGTACGTGCGCTGGAAGTTGTCGCTGTACAGGTACAGCTTCCGCTCAACACTCCCACCCTCGGCGGGGCCTTCGTAGGTATCAGGCGACCCAAGAGTGGGGCTGATGTCGTCTCGCACAAGGCTGGACACCGTTTCATCGAAGTACATGCGAATGGCCATTCCAGAACCCTCCCGAAAAGGCGGAGGGGCCCTAGACGGCCCCTCCGTCCCCCTGCTTGGGCGGCTCCTCAGACGCCTCGAAAATCCACAACCCGTACCCGCTGTGGCCGCGTAGGAAAGCCGCCACCTTCGGGTCGTCCGTGGCGAACTCGCCGTTGACAAACTCCACACGGGGGCCGTCAGGCTGTGCGTTGATAACCAAGCCCAACCGCGGGCTGTGGAAGACGTAACGCCTGCGCTTCGCCAAAACAATCCCTCCCAAAAAGTAAGGAGGGGCCAACAAGGCCCCTCCTTGTTACGCAGCGTTGTGCAGCACGGCGTGGGTCTTTTCCAACCGCACCGCCAAGCCAACCTCGGTGATGTACTCGTCCCGCCAACCGTCCTCGTCCGGAAGCTGGATGTTGGTCCTGAGCGTGGTGTCCCGGCCATTCAGCGGGCGGTACTCGATGTAGTCCATGTCCACGCCGAAAGCCAACCCCTGATACTCCTTCTCCAGCGTCCTAGACGGCACGATGTACAAGTCGCCGTGGAACGACTTGTACAGCTTGAGCCGGACCCCATACGTATCTTCGCCGCTGCGGGTTTCAATCCGATCACGGGCAAACTTGTTGATGATGGACCCCACACGGTAGGAGCAGACGAGGAGCTTGCGCTGAGAGCCGTGTTGGAACAGCATTTCGCAAAACTCCTCAAACTTGTCTTCGGTGAGGTTGTGGCCCGCGTCGTAGTGCTTGGTCTTGATGAACTGAAGCAAGCCGCCGGTCATCCGCCGCTTGTTCAACACGTCCTCCTTGCGCTCGCCAAACAGCAGCGCGCGCTCGATGTCCAGGCGGTGCTCCAGAGCCTGATCCCGACGCAGACGAGCGCGCTCCGTCTCGCTGGTCCTCAGCGATTCCCGCTCGCTGGTCATGGACTGGTCAAACGGGCGACGGAAGATCTGCGTGTAGTTGTACTCCTTCACAGGCTGGGCGACTTTGGGTTCAGGCGCACGGCTGAACTCCTCCATCGCGTTGCCCAACCTCAGAAGCCAGTCGTTGTCATTAATGGCCGCAGGCGTGGTCACGCCGTAACCACGAACAACGGTGACAGTCTTCGTCGCCTCGTCAACCGCCGTGACGAACATCACCTCGCCCGTGCGCGGGACCTTGATGATGTCCCTGGTCCGGAAGATAGTGGGGTCGTCCACGACGATCTGCGTCGCGCTGTCATCCACACCGCCGTCCGCCTGGGTCCACCATGCACCCGGCTCAGAGTCGTACCAGTAGAACTCCGCCGTCCTGGTGGGGCGCTTCCTTGCCCGCATGAGGATGACCAGGAACGGGTTCGCATCAGGGATGAGGCGTGCGATCTCCTTGGAAACGTCAATGTCCCTGCGGTCACGGTCAATCCCGAAAGTGGTAACGGGAGAGTTGGACGCAGGGGTGGAAAGTCCGTAATCGAACTCACCAGCCATTGTTCAGTTGCACCTCCGCTTAAGTTCTGTGGCCTTAGCGGAGCGCAACAAAACCCCACAAGTCGTTTGGCCTGTGTGGTTGCTGTTTCTGTTTGACGCTCCGCCTTAGCCGAAGATTCCTTGTGGTTGCCCTGGGTCGCCGAAAATCTGCCGCTTGATGACCTCCTCCGGGCTGGGTTGCGCCTGTTGCCTGCTGGCGTTCCCAGCCGTGGGAGCAGGCATCTGAGCGGCCTTCTTCACAGTGTTCATCGCTTGCTGAATCGCCGCAGTCTGCGGCACCTGCTGCTGGACGGTCTGCGCCTTGCGGGCCTTAGCGGCCAGGTACGCAAGCTCAAGACCGCCAGGCTGCATGGCGAGTACAGGCTGCTCCTTGATGACTTCGAACATGTCTCGCCGGTACTCGTCAAAGTCCTGGTACTTGGACTTGAGCGAGTTGATTTGCCCCTGGAAGTGCTCCCGAAGCTGGGCCTGCATGTAATGCTGGTACATTGGGCCGAGAAGCTGGCCCAACGCCTGACCAATCACCTGGCCCTCCTGCTCAAGGAGCCTCCGCGCCACACGCTCCGCGAGCTGCTCCACGACCTTCGGCCCTTCGGATTCCAGCTTGTCCAGGAACTCGTCAGGGCTCATGGCGGGCTCAGGCTCTCGGAGCTTCTGTGCAGGGTGCTGTGCAGCGGGCTGCTGATAGCCCTGCACCGCCTGCGCCTGCTGGAGGTAGGCCAAGAGCTGCTGGTACTGCTGCTGCAACGTACCAAGCTGCTGGCCCTGCTCCCCGAGCTTGCGCTGAAGCTCCTCGTAACCGCGCTCCAGGTCCTCCGGGGTCTGGTACTTGCCTGCCCACAGCTTCTGCCCAGGGTGTCCCTGCTGCTGTGCCTCCACATCCGTGTCCGGGTGTCCCTTATCGGGGCCGTCCTGCGGCTGTGGGTCCACAGTCTCCGGGGCCTGGTCCGGCTGAGTCTCGGGCGTATGCGGGGCGTCTCCCGTTTCGGGGACCCCAGCAACGTCCTCATCGCTCAAGCCGAAAATGTGCTGCACCTTGTCAGGCACGTTAGCCCTCCTTAATCCTGTCGAGCCTGCGCTCGACGAATTGTTTGACCTGCTCAAAAGCCTTCATGCGCCCTTGAGAGCGCCCGACTTCGAGCAGGTCATTGAAACTACGGGAGGCCAGGTCATTGGCCTCCCGTCGAATCCACTCATCAAGAACCCTTGCCAGCACGGGCCAGCCGTCGTGCATTGCCAGCCGAGCCAGCTTCTCATCGTCTTCCCGTGTGGTCAGAGTACTCACAGCACGCCACCTCCTGAAATCGGCTGTCCTGTCGGGCCGTAGAGAACAGGCTGTTGCGGTTGCTGCGGCTGTCTACGGCCCGAATTCTGTTGGCGCTCTGGCACCCGCCCAGCCACAACCTGCTCATGCAACATCTGCTGTAACGCCATCTGCGCCATCTGCTGTTCGACAACCTCACGCGGCAGGAGCAAGCGCTCGACATTCCTCACGTCGAATGACTGGATAAGCATCTTTGTCAACTCGTAGCGGTCGATGTACGGGTTCTGAGCCGCCAGCGCCATGAGTTGGATCAACTGCTGGCGGCGCAGCTCCTTGTTGGCCGCAGGGTCCACGTTGGAACCGCTGGGCAGGTAGTCACGCTCGCCAATTAAATCCCCAGGTTCCACCATCACCCACTTCATACTGGCGTCCTCGCCAAAGAGGCGAACGACCCTGCTCTGGTCAAGGAACTGCTGGTTGTTTAGGTCCATCAACATAGCTAGACGCTTAATGCCTAGCTCCTCAAAGAGCATGATCTTGACATCAAACCGAATACCGGCAGAGGAGCTTTTGGTCACAACCTCCGTAGCCGTCTCCTGGCGGGTCGGGTCTACACCACGCACCACGGGCGGCACGCCGAGAGCGTTTTCCATGTCTCTTTCAATGACGTTGCCCTCAATGTAAGCGGAGGAGGGAACATCGGAAAACGAAATCTCCGTCACGTCATCCGGTTGGTCCACGAAGATAATGCCGTGTGGCCTGCTGACAAGCTCCGACTCGTCAATGTCGGCTCCACGCCGCACCTTCCACATGCGGTTTAGGATCATGCTGGCGTTATCAATACGCTGGTTCCGCTGAGTGTTCAGTTCCTCTTGCAAGTGCTGGATGATCTCCACAGCACTCATGCCGTAGAACTCGTTAGGCAACGGCTCGAAGCTGGCGACCACGTAGGGTTTCTTACCGTGCTTCCAGTACGGGTTCTGACCCTCGTATGCCAGTTCGCAGCGGTTGATGAGCATGGCGTAGCGCTGGTCTTCCCAATAGTGCAGGACCTCGTAGGTCAGGCCAATGCGTACACCCTTCTCGTCGGCCCAAAAGCCGTCGGTAGTCTCGGGCGCGAGTCCTACGGCGCTCATGCGCTCATAGCGCCCGTCCTGGATGTTGGAAACAGAATGGACCTTCTCCCAGTCAATGGGAAACACACGTCCGAGACCTGCTTCTTCGAGCACGGCCAGCTTTTGCTCAATTTGCTCTCTTGACAACCACTCCCGCTGAAAAACAAATCTGCAGGAATCAAGGTCATACCCTCTCGGATCAGGCCAAAAGTCAAAGTAATCCACGACCTGAATCTCGTTGTCGTCCCACACACGCTCCGAAATCTCCTGGTACTCTACAACGAACTCGGGCTGCGCCCCGTTGTACACCACGTCAATCGGATTGGCAAGGCGAGGGATGGGGATACGCACCGTCCGGTCCTCCACACGCCAGCCTACCGACATGATCCCGGCGGGGAAGATGAGGACGGACGTAATGAAGTCGTAAAACTTTCGCTTGATACCGTTGCGGTCCAACTGCTCGTCAACAAGAGCGGAGGCGACCTTAGCCTTCTCTGCGTTCTCGGCCATGATTTCCGGCGTAGCGCCCACAAACGGGCGAGGGATGAACTCCAGGTACGGGCGTGTAGAGAAGAACGACTTAACAATCCTCGCCCGGATAGAGTCCAGGTACTCGTAGGTCTTGGGGATGTGGAGGTTGCTACGCCCTTCAATGTGAGCCTTCTCCCGCCAACCACGATAGAGCTTATACCACTCCAACGCTTTCGAGTCGTATTGCTTGCGCCACGACTCGGCGTAAGCGAAACGAGTGACAAGCTCTGCCGTGCGCGCCTCGCGGTTGAAGTCGGCAGGAAGGCGAAACGTCGGTTGTTCTACTTGCACCAGCGGAGAAGCCATCACTTACCACCTTTGCGCTTGTTCACACGCTCCGGCAGCTTGCGCTTGCCGGTCTTGCGCTCCCACTCGCGGACCGTCTCCCACGGGATCTCGCCCCGCTGCGCCATGGCGTAGAACTTACGGCGCTGGGCTTTTGATTTAAACGGCATGGTCGCTCTTGGCCTCCTAGCCCCTCAATATCCCGTGATGGAACTCACCACAGGGCGTGTAAGCCTTTCCCGCCTGCGCCTGCGCTCGTACAGCTCGCGCTGGCTCACCGTCTTCGGCGGGCGGGACATGATACCGTACCGAATGGCCTCCGGGCCGTGGTCCTCGCACTCATCTGCCACATCCTCCGGGTCGTTCTCGTCGTGGACGAGAGCAGGGAGGGTGCGGATAAGTTCGTAGCAGTTGCGGAATATCTGCAGGCGGGCCGTCTTGCGAGGCTGCCCCGTCACGGGGTCAGGCTCGCTGTTCAGGTCGTCGTAGGGCTTGAGCGCCTCCCGCAACGCCCGCCAGCCTGGAACCCTGCGGTTGTCAGCCGGGACCAAACCTTTCAGTCCGGCCTGGGCCATGATCTCTGCACCGGAAATGCCCCGATCCTGACGGCGGTTCCACAGGTCGGGGGAGGCCACGGTGTAGCTGATAATCTCATCTTTTGGCGTCATGCTGAGGATGATCTCAGCAGCCTCCGTGAGCGTCAGGTTGGGTTTGTAAAGCTCACGGTAGACGTAGAGCTTGCCCTCCGGCGAAACCGCCCACCAGTAACAGGCCGTGCAGTCCAGGCCGTAGTCCAAGCTACGGAACCGCTTCCACCAGCGGGGGATTTCAAAAGGCTCGACGACGTGGATGTCCTCACGCCACTCGGGGAAATACTGCCCGGCAAACACGTTCCAGTCGCCTTCGAGCAGCGCCCTGCGCTCCGCTTCGGGCAAGCTCTGCAGGCGGCGGATGTAGTCCGGGTCGTTCTTGAGCAGGTAGGGGTTGTCCTGAACCCTGGCCGGAATGAAAGCGTACCGGACTCCCGTCTCGTCCTCCCAAACGATGTCCCGCAGGCCCTTGTCCACGAACATTTCCTTGACCCAAAGGTGGCCGATGTTCCCTGGGTTGCTTGCGGCCCTGGCCCTCGGCCACGCACCGGGGACCGTGGAGCGAAGACGGGAGCCGACCAGGTACGTCCACATGTACTTTGTGAAGTGGGTTAGCTCGTCAAAGCCGATGAAGCCGTACTCAGCCGACTGGTACTTGTGGACGTCGGACTCTCGCTCACAGTACCCAAACTCCAACACAGAACCGTTCTTGAAGTACCACGCCTTCTCGCTGGCTCTCCACTCGCAAACGCTGCGAGGGAACTTCTCCAAGCTGCGCTGGATCAGAGACCGATTCAGCTCCGGGAACGTGCGGCGCAAAAGCAAAGCCTTGTTGCCGGGAGTCTCCACGCATTGGATGAAGGCCTCCCACAACAAGGCTTCGGACTTGCCGCCGCCAGCAGCCCCGCCGTACAACACCACATCGGCAGGGCAGGAGTGGAACACCCGCTGGCGTTCCGTGGGCACGTATACGGTTGAGAGGTCAAACTCCCGCACCCGTATCATTCGAGCCTCTGCGGCCTCGGCACGCCGCCCAGGTTGATGGTGAACTCAATCGGAGCGCCGCCCTTGCCGGTAATCTCCTGGCGGTCGTTGTAGCGATCACCGCGCCGGGCCTTGAGAACGCGCTCAATCATCCTCTGATCGCCATTGAGGTAGCCCAGCATGAGCGCCGTCTCTTCCACAAGGTCCGTACAGGCTTCGTGGGCGAGCTGCTCCATCTCAACGAACTCCTTGTGCTTGCGCCATTCGTTGCGGACCTTCCACACAGACACACGGGCGCTGTCCGCCGCGCCGCTCTCGGTGCCCTTCCAGGACAAAGCCTTGAGGTAGACGATCATCTTCTCCCGCTCTGGGTGGCCTAGCATGAAGTCGTCGGGCACGATAAAGCGGTCGCTGAACACACGGGCCTTGTCAATGGCCTCTTTGAGGATGTTTGCTAGCAGCATCTGCGGCGGTTCAGCCAACGCTATCACCCAAAACAAAAGACCAGGCGCACATGCCTGGCCGTTATAGACAATGCGGCTTAAGTATATACTAGCATGTAAACCCTGCCGTGTCAACACTAATGCGATAACGGCGCGGCTTAGAAGCCGATCGGGTAGCGGGTAATTCTGGAAGGTTTTGCCGTTTTGCTCCTGCGCCTGTTGCGGGAGCCGGAGGACTTCTTGCTACGGTTGCGCCTGCGAATATCCTCGCTGTAGGCTTGGCTGATACCGACGAACACATCCGAGGGAAGCTCACTGGTCGAAAAATGGCGCGCCCGCCAGTTGTAGAACCTGTCCTCCTCCGGCACATCCGCCCACGGGCCTGGGCCGTACTTGGACAGCATGTATGCTCGGTAGAGCTTATAGATATACACATGGCTGTACGATCGCTTCAACGGCCTTGACCTCCTCCCCGGACTGAAGTCCGAGGATTCCTAGAGGATTACCCTTGCATCCTGCTGTCATCTAAGCCCTTGAGCGCCAGGATCTCCAGGGCCGATGACCGATCGCCCGTACAGCTGATCATCCTGGGGGCCTGCACGTACTCGATGCGGAAGCCAAGTTTCGTATACAGCTCCACAATCCTGGGCGTCGCCTGGTTGGAGGCTACGACGGGGCCCGGGTGACGGGCCAGCCATTCAGCCAGGCGAACCTGGTCATCCCAGCTGAACCCCTCTTTGGAGTATTGCCGGAACTCCACATCATAGGGCGGGTCGGCATAGATGAAACTGTTCGACTCAAGCTCAAGCTCCCCAAAATCCCCGGAATAGAAACGCCACTCGTTGAAGAAGGTGCGGTACCTGTCCAGGTCCATCTCGTAGTTGATGTGCTTATACTTGCCGAAGGGAACATTGAACTCGCCTTGCCGGTTGAAGCGGCACAGGCCGTTGTAACCCGTGCGGTTTAGGTAAAAGAACAACTGAGCCGCTTCAGCGGTATCGGCCTGCCCTTGCCGGATCAGCTCGTTGAAGCGGCGGCGGTGGGCGTAGTAGAGATCCCGGTCGTTACGCATCTCGATGGTGAACTCCAGGCCTTTGCCTACCCAACGATAGAAATTGATCAGGTGCGGGTTGATGTCATTCAAAACGGCATGTTTGGGCAACAGCCCCAAGGTCACGGCCATGCCGCCGCAGAAGGGCTCCACGAAACAGCGGTGTTCATGCCCCCTGTAGAGCTTTTGTATGATGGGCACCAGCCACCGCTTGCCGCCTGCCCACTTGAGCAACGGTTTTAGCATAGGAGCCCCCCTAACAACTCGATTCGCTTCTGACCCGGCCCTAACCCCGGAATGAATTCCGGGGCTTGCGGGCCGGGTTCTCTCTTATCATTCCGTCCTCTTCGCCAGCGCCAGCCATACCTTCGGCTGAAGCACCTTCAGGTATGTGCCCTTCATGCCCATGTTGCGGGTTTCGACGACGCCGATCATCGCCAACTTCCGCAAGGCGATGGTGGCTGTGGATCGGCTGTACCCAACACGGTCCGCTATGCTGCTCAACACCACAGGGCCGCCGTTGGGGTACAACTTAGCAAGTGCGGCGATAACCTCTCGCTCACTGTATGACAGGTTGCTGTCAATCAGCTTCATCACGTTCATTGTCAAAACTCCCCTCCTGAGCTTGTTACTTGATTACCTCCTCGGGCTCGCCAAACAGCACTGCCTACCGCGGGCGTTCCTGCTCCACTGCGAGCCGCAGGATCGCCCGTCCAATGGCCTCCGCAGCCTGCCGCTGGTGGTGCCGCAGCATCTGCTGGTAGCGCGGGTCCTGCAGCCACTGGCGCTGCT